ATTGTATTTCATAACCTTTTCCTCCTTATAATTCATCGATTTCCTCGCAGGAAACCGCTTCTTTGTAGTTATCATCGTCATCCAATTCCCTATCTTCTGGGATGTCGAAATACATCTTTATAATTAGACTATTTTTTTCATCTACCATATAGCCATACAAATAATTTCTTCCATCACCTAACAATTCCCAACATTCATCATTAGAAACCAAACGCCCAATATATGTCTTTCCATCATATACAATAGAACGAATCGGGAAATCGTCTATAGAATCAAAGTTGTCGGAAAAGGAACTTTTCATTTCCTCAAAATTCCATTCTTTAAAATCACATGATTCTCCTTCCGAGTAGACTTTTAAATCGTCCATAGTCCACCCATCAAAACCAATTTTTGATAATGCTTCTTCTTTCGTCTCAAAGATTTCATTTTCATAACTTCCGTTATCCTCTCTTTCCAAAACAAAGAAGTCATACATGGAATTATCATAGATTCCAATTTCTTTGTATGGCTCATCTTCTCCCTCACCAAAAAGAAAATACGCAACATCACTTGCCATACTTTCATTATCAGCAATCACGTAGTCACTTTTTTCTTCATCGCCGAGCATATACTCAACTTCATAAATTTTATCCATATTTTTCTACCTACTTTCTTTTATTTGTATTACACAACCTTTATGCGCCTCACTCTAAACAGTATCAAGAATTATAAAGTGCAACAATTGTTCAAAATATAGTTACTGTCATTATATCATTTTATATTTTCATTGTCATTATTTATTTCTCATTTTTACCACCTCTTTCTTTTTAATAAACCTTTAATAAATGTTATAATAAACAAGTGTCCTATATGCAGGACACTTTTAACTTCTTGTGTTCCAATATTCAATTGTTTTTTTGATTGGATTCTTTTCTGTTTGTGTAAAATCTTTAAAACCATGCAATCCACATTTAATACATTGGATATGAACAGCTTTATAAGCATCTCTATCAAATTCTTCTATATAAATATCTTGACTTCCGCACATTGGGCATGGCTTTGCATTATTTGCCTTTACAAACAATTTTGATTCCACCTCCTCATTAAATTTAATAAAATCTGTTTTATAAAACACTCCATCCATATTCTCGATCAAAAATGTTCCATCTTGATTAGCCATTATTACTTTCACATCTCTTACATCAATTTCACATTTTGCATCTTCTTTATCTTCATCGTCATCCATGTAAAATAAATCTTTGAATTTTATTTTCATCTAATCTTCTCCTTTACCGTATAATAATCCTCATTTCTAAATGTGCTTTTCATTATGTCTAATCAAATGACCAATCCAGTGCCTGACCACAATTACCACAAAAATTATCTTCTCTCTCAACTCCTCTTCTGCATACTGGACAACAAGCGTATCCACTTTTCCATCTTTTAATTCGTTTTGGAGTTAATTGTTCTACCGCCTTTCTTATCCATTCTTCTCTTTTCTGTTCTTCATTTTTATCCATACTTTTACCTCCATGGAAATTTCCGATTCATTGATTAAACATAATTGTAATAGTATATTCATGTTCACTTTCAATCATTGCCATTTTAACTCTAGTATCTTTTTTAATTTCGTCACACAACATTCTTAATTGTTCTCCATTTAGGGTTTCTTCTGTTTCCATTATGGTCGTCATACCTTTATATGTATCAAATTCACCTTCAAGCCATTCAATTCCATATTTAATATATTTTTGTGCTAACAATTTATAATCCATAAAATTAACCTCACTTTCTAAACCAAGTAAATCATCGTTTCTTATGGCTAAATAAATTCTTCAACATATCCCATCGCTAACACATCTTGCATATAATTATAAAAATTTCTAGTTACAATTATTTTTTCAGGCGAATAAATAATATGTCTTTCATCGTATAATCTGTTTAGAATTTCAATTTCTTCTTCATCCATTTTCGAATAGCTCCATCCTTGACATGCATTTTTTATTGAATAGTCTATATACGGATATAATCTAAGTTCCTTTTGTGAAATTGTTCTGTTCAAGAATGCCACCGCTTTTTCTTGAATACTATCTGTTAGTATTCCTCTCATATAAAAACCTCGCTTTCATAGTAAATCTTCATTTCATTCCTCATCTGTGCATACAACGCAATACATACAACTGTCACAACAACCATTGTCACATTCTTCAGATGTAACCTCGCTGCAATATTTATCATATTCATCACAATATAACATATAATTACCTCCATTTCTTGAGGAAACTCTTGTTTCATACTTTGCATTCTTTGTATTCTCTTTCAGTTAATAGTCCTTCATCGCACATATCTTCAAGCGTTCTATATACAGCGTTTGCTCTCCAACTTGCATATGAAAAACCATCAAACTCTCCAATAAGTGCATCTCTGTTTTCTTCACTTTGTTTTTGTAATTTTTCTGCTAATGAAGAATTACGAAAGAAATATGCTTTATACATAGCTGCTTTAATTCTAAGATTCTCAACTTCATATTCCTGAGAAACTAATTTCTCTTGAGCTTTTAATAACTGTAACCCCATATTCCCTAATGGGCTTCTTTCAATTCTGTTTCCAAAATAGGTATAATTCATGTTTGTCACTCCATTTCTATGCTTTGAAATTGCTATTTCTTAGCATTTGAATAATGTATGCTTGCCATCTGCATTACGTTTCCATTCGTAACCTACAAATTCAAGAGCTTTCAAAGCTCCATTGTAATAACTCATATCTTGTGGTCTTGCATCTTTCATATTTGCAATCATCCACCGTTCATCTAACCATTCTTCCGTTTGCTGCTTAATTACTTTTGGTGTTCTCTTCATTTCCATCACTCCAATCTTCTAATAACTCATACACTTCGTCTTTATTGTCATACATATACTGACTAAACGCTTCATAATTTCCGTCTTTTTCAGGAAAATCCGCATAAAATCTATCATACATTGGATCAGTTATTATATGTTCATTGAATAACTCTCCCTTGTATTCAAGTTCTGCGTCTGCCCATATTCCATGCGAAATATATCCAATATCTTCAATTCCATAATAGTTTGGATATTCTTTCATAGGGAAGCTTGCTACACCATTTTTCACCACAAAATCTCTTTCTATTGTGCTTGTCATTTTAATCACTCTCCAATCTCTTTAAGAAACAGTTCTTTCTTTTGGTTTTACTTACACACATTTAATTATCTTTTCAGGTAAATATCTTCTTTTGCAAATATCATTTGGAAACCAACCAATATTCCACACTTTAGCTTCTCCAATCTTCATTTTATCTAATTCTTTTTCAATATCTATTCCTTCCATTTTAAATGCTTCGCCAAGAGTGTGATTTCCATACCCTATAAATTGGGCATCGCATCTATATCCTTCTTCTACTCTTTCAATCAATGCACAAATCATTTTAATTCACTCCTTCCAAAGCAAAGTGGCTTATGCCACCTCACCTCTAATTCTTTTTGTAAATTCTGTACTATATTCATCATTTTCAATATTTACAGGCAATACTAAAATCTTATATTCATCTCCATTGATAAGTAATGGTGCTTTGCTACCTGTGCCAAAGCATAAAGGCTTATCAGAATCAACAATGTTAAATGCATCGGTAAGAAACTGTGGATTAAAACCAATATAGAAATTGTCCTTCATGTTATTTTCGCTTATCTCAAATTCATCAAATGCCTCATATTTACCTACTGCAATGTATGAATATAAATTTCCATTCTCACTATGTAATACAACTGGTTTCTTATCTGCACCAGATGTTTTTCTTAATTCTGCATCATACTTCATTGCTTCAAGAATCTGTTCTCTATCAGGCACAAATCTGTAATCATCAGACATATCAAGCATTGAATCCACCTTGAAAAACTCTCCATTAATTCTGCGGATAATATATGTAAAATCATTTCCTTCAAGCCTGATATGTTTTTCATCCTGATAGATTTCAATTTCTTTTTCAGACTTCTTATCCATCAGCTTTTTAAATACGGGAACGCACTTATTATGAATTTTTACCGTATCAAATGGATTTTCCGTTGTTTCATGAATGGTCTGATTTTCAAGTGTTCTCATTCCAATTCTGTAACCATCGAGAGCCTCAATTCTCTTTAATTTTGTATTAAAATTGAATGCCTGCATCATCTTCATATTATCATTGCTACTTGTATATGTATTAAGATTGACAAGTGTTTCAAGTAACCAGTTCTCTTTTACAGACATTATTTTCTTTTCACTTTCATCCATTGATGGAAGAAATATGTCTGTGTTCTGATAACGTGGGATTGTAACAATTTTCTTTCCACACTTGATATTGATTTTACCTACTTCCATATCTTCAGTGGTTACATCCTCCAATGTAATTTCACCACTCATTTTTGAAATGATTTTAATATCATCCACATCAATTCCAAAAACTCCTGGCTGAGTATCATAAGCATTATCTGTTCTGACTTCTGCCCAATGCTCCATATCAGTTCCCAAAACTTTGAGAATTCCATTTTTATCTATCTGGAAATATAATCTTGTCAGTGTTGAGAGTGTTGCCTTTTTATTAATTGCAGCCATTCCCTTCTCCATCATTACCTTTAAATCCTTTGCGTTCATTGTAAATTTCATCATAATTATCTACCAACCTTTCTTTTTATTCTTTCCAATAAATAAGACAGACACATTTGTTTGCGTCTGCCTTATTATTCTCTGTATTACTCTGTTTTCTCTTCCTTTGGTGTAATTAAGCTCATAAGATTATCTCTAATGTAACCACAGAAAGCATCAATACTTCCATTTCCAATAGTCCAACAACTATCCTCGTCATAATTCCAATGGATAATTACCTCATGTCCTGGTGTAATATTTGGCAAATCAACATCTGACTTGTTCACGTATGAACTCTTTGAAAGAGCTTTAAGATATACATATCTTCTAATATTCTCAATATCTCTTTCTGTTTCTGCATTAAAAATCTCTACCAGATATTCGTCAGAACATTCATCATAAATGTCATATTCAGAAGCTCCATTTTTCTTATTATCAAGTCTCTTTAACTCTTTACTAATTGCAAACAGTGCTGATTCCTCATATTTCTTGCACTCCTCTTCGCTTCTAAATACAGTTCCGTCCTCTGCGATATACTCTATTCTTACAAGCTTCTCAATTGTTTCTGTTTTTTTAATTTCGTTTACTCTCATAATATTCACCTTTACCTTTCTTAGTCTTTAATTTCTACAATTCCATTGCCTTCAAATATTGTTTTTACCTTTTCAAATTGCATATCTCTATCTTCTGTAGTTTCAACTGCATCTACAATAGATTCAACTAGCAACTCCATACTTTCACTTGTTAATCTAAATTCCATTTTTAATCACTCCTTATCTTTTTTAAATAATCCCTCCTCTAAACTCTTTAATCGTTTTGATATGCTTGAACCTTTAAGCAATATGCAATCTCCGATATATAATATCGCTACTACAACAAGACCAATATCTGGAACTTTTATTCCCTTGTCTGTCATAGACATCAATATCATAAACAATAATAACGACATCATTTCACCTCGCAATCAGAGCATTTTACAATTTCAATTCCCTTACCACTCAGGCTCTTTATCAGCTAAACCTAAATAGAACGCATCCTTTTCTCCGTTCCAAAAATGTTCTCGTAAATCAGCAAGTGTTTTAGTTCCATTTTTTAATGCTTCATAGTCTGTAAGCACCATATCATCTGTGTATTTTTTATATTCATTTCTTGCAATGCCAAGTCTGAATGTTTCACCTTTCCTTATCCAACCCGAACTACTCGTATTTTTCGCTATCGGATAAGCACCAATCGTATATCCATGTAAATCTGGATATTTTTCTGAATTTTCACTATGCCAATCTTCAAGTTGTATTTTCGTTCCGTCTGGTAGAATTGCTTTGTCAATTATTTTCATAATTTTCACTTCCTTCCAATCCAAGCACATAACGCTCTTTATACCCATTCCAAAAATATGATTTCAAATCTGCAAGGGTTTTAGTACCGTTTTTAATTTCCTCATAATCTGCCTTTAACATATCTGATGTGTAATTTTTATAACAACAGATACATGAATGAAATTCTTTTCCTTTTTGTGCGTACCATCCCCTGTTTGGTGGAAATGTTTTCTTTGCGATTGTACGGAAAACAATTTCCATTCCGTTATAATCTGGCAGTTTATGTTTACCACTTAAATCTCTAAGCTCAATTTCTATTCCGTCTGGTGTAACGGCTTTATCTATGACTTGCATAATTTTCCACCTCCCCACTTTCTAATCTCAATACCAAATCAAGCACTTTATCTCTGTACTTAATCATCTGTACTGCCTTTTTAAGAGTTTCTTTTTCTCCAAACTCGTCAGGAATAATATCAATTCCATACTCTACAAGTTGCTTTTCTGCCTCATGCAATAAATCTTTTGCATTTGCTTCTGGAATATACTCTTTACCTCTTGAATCTGCAATACCAGCTTTTACATATTCTGGATAGCATAAATCAATGAACCGTGGGAACTCATTATCTAAATCCATCATATATGTCAAATCAGGATCAAAGATACGTTTAGGTT